GTTCCGATAACAGGGCTTGTAATTTCTCCATGGGAAGCCTACTTTCTAATAAATTCATACTCTTAAGTATACCAAAATTTTAATACGATTACCATCAGATTTCCATTAGATGCGGTTAGTTGATTTTACTATATTTTAGGTACGGTCACATATTGCTCAAATAAATAAAAACGTAGTCAATTACGTAGTCATTCGATTGCCGTTATAATAGACAATTTTAAAAATGTCTGTTGTAATAGAAAATAAAAAAAGCCCTCCCGAAATGGGAGGGGAAGAACTAATATCTAACTAAACGATCCAAAGCTATTGATACGTTTACCGTTTTGAGATTGTCCGACTGCGACATATCTGCGGTTGCCAGATCCTGCGATGTATGTGATCCAAATATAGCCATCATTGTCAATCCAGCCGTCATAATTGATAGTTTGACCTGCTGTATAGACCGCTACTATCTCACTGGACAAACCTGCAGAAGCCCGCACATTGAGAGCAGAGACTTCGACTGTAAATGTGCCAGTCTCCTCATTAAATGTGCTAGAATCGACTGTGAGAGGTTTTGATGGTTCAATATTGGTCACTTGCGCTGGTTGGTCATCTACAGGGAAGTAAAACCACCCGACAATAGCAGTAAAATCACGAGTATTATATCGTGCTGGGCCACCAACATATAGACTATCTTCGTTACCGTCAATGTTTTGTTCAATAGTCCGCATAGTGTACCCATCACTGTCTTCGATGACCAGACCTGTGTGACCATACGGATGACCGTATAGATAGATCGTCTCTTGGACGAATACAGCGCCAGCTCTTGGACGACTGTTAACGTTGCCTTCTTGGTTATATTCCACCTCATAACCTAAATCACGGGCAGAATTAAGCAAGTCGATAGCATTGCCCCAGAGAGTTTTGCCAAAGAAATAGGTAGAAATAGCATTAGGTAATGCAGCGCACTGCATACCCCACTGGCTCATAGATACACCAGTTCCAGCATCAGCAAGCCCCTCTGCATATCCTAAAATATCGTTTAAAGTAGCCATTACTGCTCCTTTCTAAAATCGAAGGCAACCACCCAGAAATAGACGGTTGCCAGCAAAAATACCATTAGTTTAGTCTTGTTTTGGCTCAACATATTTCAAAGCCTGTTTGCTATCCCCAAAACCTTTAGTGGTCGGATCAGGAATGATGTTAAAAATGTTAACAATTGTTAAACCTACCAAATAAGGGTTTGAAGCGAACTTGCCAAGCAAGCTATATACTGCGCCCCAGCTTGTCAAATCTTGGAAATTAATTCCAAAGTATGCCAAAACAGGTAGTGCAATTGCAAGCGCCAAGCGCCCCAAAAATGCTTTATTTTTTGCGTTAAAACGTACTGACCAATTAATTTTATTCATGATTTTTATTTCCTTTCAATTCTGCAATTTCTTTTTTGAGTTCGATCACTGTGTCAACCAAACGCTGGAAGTGACCGTCATCGTCCACGTACCAAAGGCCTTGTTGCTTGGTATCGCCAAACGTTCGTGTAACTAACCTGCGTTCGTTGCCTTCTGCTTTATTTTTTAGCTCGTTATACGATTCCCAGTTATCTTCTGGCACGGGAGCTAATTCAAAACCTAGCAGGTTCTCGGCACTGATAGAGCTGACCCACTCGTAATCGCCTGTCCAAGTGGCTTCCTTGGTCTCTGGATCAATAACGTATGGTGGATTGTCTAAGCCGTAAAATTCGATCGTACCACCTTCCTTATTTTTTACAAAATAAAACGGCAGGTTTGCGTATGGGATTCCGACATCGCCTGTCGCTTCTTCTAATTTCTTCCAGACATGAGGTTCTTCTGACCCGTAATTATTCCACGAATTTGTTTCCTTAAACCATTTCAGGCTCTTCAAATCGTTGATATCCTGCTTGATCTGTTCGAGATCCGTTAAGGTAGTGCTAGTGCCGGAAGATGTACTTGTTTTTTTCAAGTCTTCGATATTCTTCTCGATGCTGTCGGTCCGAGCGACAAGAGCCTTGATATCTCGCCCAATCTGCTTAAATGCTTCGGTTAGATTCATCCACTATTCTCCTTTCGCCTCGTTGTATGCTGCGAGATAATCCACATCAGTCACATCGTCAATCTTTTGACCAAGCTCGGTCAGCTTCGCTACGATAGCTCCGCTTGTGTCACCGTTGAGAGTAGCAATCTTGTCTGCGATTTCTTTGAGCGTGTCAAGATTCTCTGGGACACCATCGCCCAGAATATCGCTTTTAGCACGTTGGATCGCTTCATTGAGCTGTTGTTCTGTGATTCCTGCGTTTACTTCCTTGTCATTGACTGCCTTACGCAAGTTTTTGATATCGGTACCGATTGCAACGACTACTGCTTCGATTTTATTTTCTGCCATGTTTTATTTCCTTTCAAATTTTAGCTAAATTGTAAATTGTTACTAGGTCTGGAAGCTCGTCTATTTTAACGTTGCCCAATTGCTTCCTAACTTCTTCGGCCAACGCTCTCATTTTGGGTCTTCGGTCGATTCTGGCACGCTGTTAGCTGGGTTAAATGACGGTCTTACACGGATTTCAAAATCGCCTGTCGGAAAGACATAGCCGTCTAGCTTGATCTCCAGCTTGTAGTAGCCAGGCGCTACTACATTGTCAAATTTGAAGCTAAAACTACCGTGTTCAACCTCAACATCTTGGTACAAGATCACATTTTTAGCGTTAAAAATGACCAGCTTACCTGTGCCTGTTAGGTCCTTTTTGACAAAGTCATCGTCAAGGATCTCAAATTTAAAAACAGAAGAAGTGTCACCAGACTTGATAACACTTCCACCATCAACTTGCCGAATACTCGTCATGATACTCGACATCACATCACCTCCCTAATTCTTGCTCTGGATAAGGGCCTTAAGTTCCTTCATGTCCTCGCTCAAAGCCTTAACCTGCTCTGCTAAGATCAATAGAGACTTATTCTGTTCATCGTGGTTATCGAGCCGTCTGACAGCCGTTAGACGAAAGTCACGCATGGTCTCGATATCTTTTTCTAAGATTACCATGCGTTTCTCTTGTGCCACGATATTGCCCTTGAAATTGCCGTAGATACCAAGCAAGACACCGAGAAACGCAACGGCCATCGAAATGTCCTCTGGTGTAAAATGCATCATTCGCTCACCTCCTCAAATTGTGGCATGACGATCGACACTGCGCCACGTTGTAGCAATGCCTGTACTCCCTCGTCGTTGTAATTTAAATTGTCGATAAATTTTAAAATAACGGGTGAGCCTTGCGGGTATTTCGGATTGGTATCGTACGGATAAGTAGCTTGTACGATATCATTCGTCAAATAACGTTTCTTGGCTTTTAGCTCTGGAAGCAATGCAGAAATCGCTTGATAGGTTTTGACAGGCATATGACCGCTCGCAATCGTGTACTCGATGAAGATTGCTTGTAGCTTGTCCATTCGCTTAACGATCGTTTCGTTTTCATTCGTTTTTTGAGATGTCAAATCAATGAGCTGTTGCATAGACGACATGGCACCAGACGGATCATTCTCAATCTGGATCATTTTTTTGACCGCTTGGATCAAAGTCTCGTCTGTTTCTCCCATGTGGTTACCCTCCAAAATACGGTCATAAGCCGTGTACGGGTCTTGGCATCGTATTGCCACGAAGGTCTTGTTTTGTTCTTGCAAAAACTTATTTACTACTTTAAATTCCATCTACTTTCACCTCCTCAATCTCAATTTTAGCGGAAGCCTCATCAAATAGTTCTTTGAGTGCTGGATCGCTGTCTAGTACCTTGTTAAACTTAGCTAGCAAGTCGTTGGCTCGCTTACATTGTTCTTGAGACTCTTCGTAAAGCGCTTCAAACTGCGCTGATACCATTTCTGAATTTGCTAGTCTAAAGCTGATTTTATTCAAAATTCGTTGATATGTCTGTTCATTCATCAATAGATTTTCCTTTCACGCATCGTATTCTTGACAGCGGTTGCAAAATTTGGGTGTGAGATTTCTGGCACGTTATTTAAGTGTCCCCAGCATGCCCAAAGCGCCTTAATATCAGCAATCATGCTGTTAATAGAGTAGACTTTATCCAATAAATCTGGTCGGATATCAATACCACGAGCGATCGTAAAATCGTCCCTAAATAATATCGCGTCACCATAAAATTCCGCTTGGTCAATTACGGCTTGGTGTTGCAGTCCGTGAGCCATACGGAAGAATCGAGCTCCGACAAAACGACCGCTAGAACTACTATTAATTCCATCGCCGGAAGAAGTAACACCGATCGAAGCATAAAGACCCTCTACACCCTTATAATTCATATCGGCCATATGGATAAAACCTGTATGAGTGTTCCTACGTCTATAGATAGCGTTATTTTTGTTTCGAAACTCGATCATCGCATTGTTATTAAATGCAAAGGTATTGTTCGCTAAGTTGATACTGATTGATCCATCTAGCGATTCGATCAATCCTCCCTTAAATGTAAGACCCGTGAACGTCCCAGATGTCACGTTCTTCGCGTCAAAATTGACTACGGTCATTTTAGCGAAGTCAGCCTCGCCACCAGATATTTTACTAGCTGAAACTTTTTTTAGATTTGCGGAATCGATCACGGCTTCGTCAATAACGGTCTGACCTGTGATATGCGTTAATCGTCCGTCTATTCGGTTAGATCCATCTGCCAGTACATTGATCGAGTTCAGCACGTCCCCGGCGCTGTTGAGATTCTTCACGGCCCACGAACCAGCTAGCAGGCTCATTTGTGTCCGAACCGCTTCAATAGGTTCTGCGCTATCTTCTGGGGCAGGTTGCCACGGGCGCTTATTTGTCCCTTTGTATAAGTCAATTTCGGCGATGTATAGATCTGCTTGTCCACCACTAGATCCATTATTATCAAAACGCACGTAAGCATTATCGATTTCTCCCGAATTAAACGTGAGCGAAACATCTTCAACTCCTTGACCTGATAATTTGGTAGGTTTTAAGAGATGCTTGATAATTGTAAAATTTTGAGTTTCATCTTTTTTTCGCCCCAGTACAAAAACCTCGCACGACGTTAGTGCGCTATTGTTAAATCCTCTAAAATTAAGGACATAATCAGTATTACGCTCCAAATCAAAACGATTAGTTTGGTATAAGACTTCATTGGTTGAATCGTTGAAGATAATAGCGATTGGCTTACTACCATTAAAATAAAACGGGTGAGTGCCTAATCTGAATCTATTGGCTGTTCCGGAAAAGTATTTCAGCCCCTCCTTATATCCGCTATTCCGAATTAAGTTCGGCCCACCGCTAGTCGAATACTTCCCGACTTCAGTCTGAAAGATTTGGCTAGACATGACCAAGCGTGATAGCTTGTCTGGCATATCTGTCTCGCTCTCACCGATCACGCGCTCATAGAGCTTGTTCGTTTCGGTCAGATGGTTAAATTCTGCGCTATTTAAAACCTGTGCCTTGATCTGCTCAGATAATGTGGGCATATCTGGGATTGTACCAGCTTTTGCTAAGGCTTCGTTAGCTTTTGCGTTGGCTTTCTCGATCTCGATAGCGGTTGACTGATTGGCTTGCTCTAATTGCTTATCAAACTCTTTCTTGACCTTGTCAATGTCCTCGGTATCGATGCGCTTCTCCCACATCTCACCGTTCCAGACATACATACGGTCATAGATGCCGTTCTTCTCAAACCAGATGTCCCCTACCTTGTGCTCTTTATCGTCTGGTTTGTTATACCAGACCTTGTTACCTTGAGCATTCAAGAGATAATCTGGCAAGCTGTTTTCAAAGTCTTGCTGGGCTTTAGCAATATCATCGACCTTTCCAGCTAGACCGCTTTGCATAGTTGATCTAACGTTAGTGCCGATATCACCAAATTCCACGCTCTCATTTCGCTCGTTGACAAAGTCGTATGTGATAGTGGTTACTTTCGCAGTTTCATCAGTCAAGCCGATCTGCGGGTAGTAGATAGGCACGATGTCGCATAGCTCTAGTTCTTCAATCCAAGCACGGTCTGCATAGTCTAGCGTTTTAGCTAGGTCTGCATACTCGATCTTGATATTGATCTTAGGTTTCCCGATGGCATTGCGTTCCATGTAATCGGTCGCAAGTTTACGCAATTTATCAGCCGTTGGAATATCCTTGTTCTTGCTATCGCTCTTAAACTCGCTAGAGAAGTCTACGACTTTAATTCTGCGATGAGCATAGAGAGCCTTGTACTTACTATCTACGTAATTCTCTGGGAGCGTTACAGTGATAGGGTCTGGTTGGCTGTCGCTAGTGTCGCCCTCTGGTTTGTCCGGTGTATAAGTAGCAAATGGTAATACGCTAGTATATGAGCTTTCAATCGTTTCGTCCGATTCGGCAGATAGGATATTCCGTCCATACTCTAACACGGTTGGTGCAGTACGACCTAACTGCTTATGCAGTCGCACGGTCATATTGTCAAACTCGTATTCACCGCCATAGATGTCTAAAATAGACCCCTCAACACCACCAAGGGCAAGACGGGCATTCTCTATTTTTGAGATGTCAAACACACCCTTACCAACCGTCTGGATATCAGACCAGACATCGAAGCGTAGATCACCAATAAGCGCACCTTTCCAGATAGCCAGTGCGCTAAAAGCAGAGCCGTTAAATGCCGTGGCATTTCGCAATGCCATATATTCCAGCTTGTGGCTGATATGCCGACCGTAGATTTTAACAAGATTACTGCTATCTTTGACAATCCGTGAGATCTCAAAAGTCTGATTCTTGGTTCTTAAACCAGCGTCAGCCTTTAGCTTCATCTCTTTGTCAAGGCCTGCGACTGCTGGATCATTCACGGGAATTTCAGCATATAGCGTATAATTCCCATTGCTTTCCCGTGTTACCGTACCTTTGGTTACGTTAAGCTCACCGAGGCCGTACGTATCAAATGACTGCTCATTTTTATTAAATAGTATAGGCCTCATAGCTTAACCCCCCAATACGGTGCCATCTTGACAGTAAAATCACCGTCCCAGCTTATCAAATTCCGTCCAGCATCCAAATACGGCATTTGGTATTGTGGCGCTCTCACCACCTTGTCCCATGCAGGCAAGTTGCCACTAAATACTTGTCTCGCTTGCATGTCAAGCGTGATCGTGTTCTGTACGGCTCTTAACTTGGTCTTGCGACCGTTGATAGTAAGTGTACAGTCACCCGATCCCACTAGAGTGATGATTGGTTTTGCGTTAACATTACCAATACCGTTAACTGTAGCACCGTTCGATAATGTTTGAGTGGTACGGCCTTGCTTGTAGAATTTTACTGGGTAGCACACAAAATTAATGGTTGTTTTACCAAATTGTCGCATGGTTTCCTCGATGCTAAATGTTTCAAGGTATGCAGCACGATATATAAAATCTGGATCGTAAGAGATTGTTAAATCCTTGTATCCAGCTACATTGAGCCATTCAGAAATTTTATAAACCTCAGTAGCGATCAAACCCTTTTCTTTTACAAAATTTACGGGAAAGCTCAATTCAGCAGAACTAAGACGGTTATTACTGATTAGTAAGTCACCGTCTCTCCCTGCTACGGTCACGCGCTCCACATCAAGACTGGAAGTAGTGATCTTCTTGCCTTCTGCTACTCGTAGACCGAATTCGGTATTTTTCTTTCCATCAAAAGTAAATGTCGTCAAGCCAATCCCCTTCCTTCCTGATTAGTATAGTATGCTAGTTCGCGCATTAAGCGTTTCATAAATTCTGGTGTCAAATCTTGGCCCATACTATTTCCGTGTACGTTCAATGTGTAGTTTTGGTTTGGTCGTTCATCACGATTATTACCACGTTTCACTTGGTCGATCAGCTCTTGGATGAACGGTACAAGATCACGCTGTTCATTGTTCCGTTTCCATTCGTTAACGTTTTTAATTCGTTGTGTAACGTTCGCTACTTCCGAATGTTTCCAACCTACACCATCTGCAAAGTTCGGTATACCTAATTCACGCATAAAGTTTTTTGTCAAACCTGCTCGCATGACTTTCGAACCTCTTGGAAGATCAAGGATCACGTTACGACCCTCTGGGATAAAAGATGATCCATTTGGAAGTGTGACCATTTCCTTGTAGAGTGTACCGCTTTGGTCATTGACCATTGCAAGTCCACCCTCATGGTAGTTCGTACCTTTAGCGTGTCCTTTAACTGTTCTTTCGATAGTTGTTATAACCGTTGTCCAAGATGTCGGGATGGACATGATTGCACCTCTAGCAACCGCTGCACCAAGTTGCGCACCAGACGCATCCACATTTATGATTTTTACTGGTGATGGTGTAGCGTTCCAAGCGTTTTGAGTACTTATTGCTTGTCGTGCAGCAGTGATCGCACCCGTTGGATCGCCCAACTGTGGCTTGACAGGGCTTGGAGTGTTATTCCACTCTTGTTGCTTGTTGATTGCTTGTTGTGCGCCATTTGTAGCATTGCTTGGATCGACGGTGATTTGCTTTGTTGGTACGGCAAATCCGTTGTATAATCCTAAAGCACCCATAGCTTGGTTAGTCCCAAGCGTTACCCCGTCTGGAGTTGCGATCAGATCCGTCTTATGGTCTGTTGGTAGTGTCAAGATACTAGACATAGCACTAGCAATAGCGCTTTGCGTTTTATCTTGTGCGTCCAAGTTGACTACGTGAGCCATACCAGTTAGAGAGTCAATTGCCAATCTGACTCGTTCAGCCTTATCGCTTACAGCATCTTTTAAGATTAACTCTTTCTGTTCTGGTGTCAGTGTGTTCCAACGTTCAATGATGGCAGTTGCACGTTCACCAGATGACAAGAAATCAGTATTCTTCATCAAGAGTTCCTTGACTTCTGCTGGCATTGCATTGTACTGTTCCAGCAATGTCTTGCTATCAAGGACGGCTTTCATACCTTGGTTGTTACCTACGACCAACTCTTTCTCTTGCGGGGTTAAACTATCCCACTTGCCAACTTCAACCAATGCTTGTCCGATTGTCATCTTAGCGTTGGTTTCAAGGTTTGCGTGTTTGAGGATAAACTGCATATTCTCCCAGCCATTTTCAGCTTGGAGCGCTTTGGTTACTTCCTCTTGTGCGTTAGTTTTGACTTGTCCAGTCTTAGGATCAAATACCAGTCCATTCCACAAAAGATTTGCATCTTTGGTTTCCTGCGACATATTTTGCACGCTTTTAGCAACCATACCAGATGAACGACCTACGATGTCAGCAAATTGATCTGCCTTGGACATTAATTTATCGTAATCAAGTCCCAGTTCTGCCCAGTCCTTGCGCATCTGGTCAAAGTACATCTTACGTTGTTCATCATTACCAAAATTGAGTGGAACTTTTTCACTCCATTTTTTTTGTAATGCAGCATACTCACGGCCGAACGCTTCCATTTTAGCCTTGTGTTGGGAATTCAATCTTTCCAATTCTTTGTTGTATTCAGATTGGCTATAAATCCCCTTTTCGTGAGCATCTTTCAGCGCAGTTACTTGCTCATCATAGAGCTTCTGTTCCTCTTTAAGCCATTTAGCCACAACTCCTGTACCTTTGCGTAATTGAGTTTCATTCAGATCACTAATTTGACCATTCATGGCTTTTACAATCGCAGTGCGTTCATCGGCAGAATATTTCTGTAGTGATAATTGTTTATCAATGAATTGATTCTCATAATCGTAGATAAGCGCTTGTTCTTCACGAGTGATCTTGCGCTTTTGATCAGATGCGTTTTGATAAATCTGTACAATCTCATCTGTCATCGACTGGATGTTTTTCTTTTGCTGTTCTGCTTGTGAGACAGCGCGTTTCTGGATAGATTCATCAGCGCCAATTTTCTCAAGACCTTTCAATGTTTTCTCAAGGTCTTTGTCGATCGCTTTTTGAATATCGTCAGCCAACCCTTGCACGCTTACACGTACATTCTCAACGGCTTCTGCGCCACCTTTACCAAAGCTGATGGTAGCTTGATGTACTTCATCGACTTTAGATTTTAATTGCGTTAGCTCTTGATCTTGTAGCTTACTTACGCTTGTGCCCCACGTTTGAGTACGTTCGTTCGCTTCTGCGATATTGTGAGCAATGATACCAATACCCACTAATGCAGCACCACCAGCGATGACACCCCATGTTAACGGATTACCAAGTAAGCCAACCGCTGTACTCCATAATCCTGTACTTGCAGCAGCACCTTCTGCAGCAGCCCCAGTAGCGGTCATACCCGTGGCCATTTGTTTCAGACCATTGATAAATCCGCCACCGTTTGAAATGGTTTTAAGGATTCCACTAAATTTACCGATACCCCTTGCAGTAGCTCCGATAACTTTAGCAACCCCTCCGATAATACTTGTGCCACCGCTCAACAATTTAATAGCTGGCCCGATTGCAGCAGCCATAGCACCCCATTTGATGATGCTTTGTTGTTGCTCAGTTGACATTTCACTAAATTTTTTAGCCATGTCTGATAGTGTTTGTAGCCACGGTTTCGCAGCATCCAAACCACTATTCAATGCTTTTAGTAGTGGACCGCCGAATTCAATAGCAATGTCAGTAAGTTTATTCTTAAAAATTTTAAGTTGTGATTCTGTGGTTTCGTAGCGTTTACTTGCTTCATTAGTAAGTGCGTTGTTTTCTTTCCAAGCACTATTAGATCGACTAACTGCCTCACCCATTCGATCAGATGCAAGGGCTAGAGATTTCAGCATATTTCCTTGACGGATACCTGTCATATCCAAAGCGCTTAAAACTTCGTCTACGTTCTTGCCTTGTTTAGCCCCTCGCTCAAGACCTTTGATAAACTCTTGCAATGCTTCTACTGGGTGTTTTTTCCAAGTTTCAGCGAATTTTTGAGCAGAGACACCCGATACACGCGCAAGAAGTTCTAACTTTTCTTTTGCGCCATCTCCGACACCATCGACCGCTTTACCAATTCCAGTAAGAGTCTGTGTCATCGCGGTTCCCCCTGCCTCAGCTTCAATACCTACACTGCTCATCGCAGTCGCAAGACCTAAAATATCTTGTGTTGTCATTCCTGCAAGTTTACCGCCCGCTGCAAGACGGTTTGTCATTGCTACAATATCACGTTCTGTCGTGGCAAAATGGTTACCCAAATCTACCACGGCAGATCCAAAATGCCCAGACCAGGTACCGAGGTCCTTGCCAGACACTTGCATGATGTTACCGATTTTTGCAATTGACGATGCAGCTTCTTCAGAACTTAAGTTAGTAGACACTCCCAAATTGATCATCGTTTTAGAGAAGTCTTTGATCGCGCCAATAGGTACACCTAATTGTCCTGCAGCTTCTGCTACATTTGCGATCTCAACCGCACTGGATGGCATCTCTCTAGCCATTTCGCGGATGCTGTTAGATAATCGCGCGAATTGTTGTGGTGTGCCGTCAACTGTTTTTTTAACCCCAGCGAACGCAGTTTCATAATCAACCGCAGCCTTAACTGCTACCCCAGCGCCAGCTAGTAGTGGTACAGTCAGACCTTTGGTAAGTGTCGATCCAACGCTTTGCATCTTCGTGCCAATACCCTGCATCTTCGAGCCGAACGAGTGCAAGCTATCACCAACTTGCGTCCACTTGCTAGACTGGATATTAATCTCTCTTGTGAGGTCAGCATATCGCCCCCTCAAATCGGATAAAGTCGTAGCGGTCTGCAACATTGCATTACGTGCGCCAAGCAAGTCTTCCTTGTTTTTTGCGCTCGCACTACTCAAATCACCAATCTTTGATTTTAGATTATTATAGTGATCCGTCTGTTGCTTTAAAATTCCCTCATAGGCTTTAATGCTGTTCGCAGTTTCACCTAACACGGTCTTCATTCCCGTTAGGTTCTTACCGCCTTTACCAACATTCTTAAAGGATTTTTCCATCGCAGATAAGGAACGATCCAGACCACGCATATAAGAGCTTAATTGCTTGGTATTCCCAATAAATGGTTGGATATCCAGCGATGCTGTTGCTACTAATTCACCTAAATTACTAGTCATTTATCCTCCTTTCTTAACCAAATAAAAGTGGAAATGCTTTATCAAGCGTGGTCTCTTTCTCTGATTCTACTTTCTTCGTTTCAAAGGCCTTCACCATTAAATCAAAGTCAGATAGTCGCATCTGCTTAATTTCAAGGATCGTATACCCTTGTTGCATCAGCTCTTGAAACCAGATTAAGAGATTATCACGCGCTTCTTCTGGGCTTATTCCTTTTTTTCTTCGTCACCGTCACTATCAAGTTCTTCGATCACTTCTTCTTTGATTCCAAGCGCTGCAAGATAGATTTTTTCAAGTGTTTTTAAAATTCCAATATCTGCTTGCTTCAAATCTTCGACTTTAAATTGACCGCCAAACATATCCACAAACATTTTGAGATATGCTTCATTTAGTTTGCGATTTTCTTTAGGATCATTCGCCTTTTTAGGGTCTTGGATAAGTGCTGATTGTCGCACGTTTTGCTCAGTTGCAAGGAGATTATCCTCTACATTGATATATTCTTTGGTAAATTCTTTATCAATTCCACCGATTTTTAGCTTGATTGTGTACATTTCCTACTCCTTTAAATAAAAATAAAAAGCATGGAAATAGATTCCATGCTTAGAAAGTTGTTATCCTGCGCCTACAACTGCTGTTGGTGCGGCGCTTACGACTTTGGGAAGACTGCGTCACGGAATTTTTGTAAGTTAAACGCTGGGTTATCTTCACGAGCAATGATCATTACATCACCGTTTTCGTCATCTCCACGCGCCACAAAGTTACCTGTTACGCTGTCTTCTTTAGGCGCTGGTGAGCCGTCTTTGGTTTCAGTTTCCATGCCTGGAAGAGAGAATTTCCCTTTAAGGAGACCAATCCAGATAGCTTTACCATCTTCTGTAGATGTACGGAAGATGCAAGCCACATCTTTAGGAGTGAGGTTCTTGTTGTACACTTCCATACCGTCTTTTACTTCAATTCCGTACAATACCTTACGTGCTTCTGTTGGCAAGTCAAGTACTGAGATTTCCAATTGTGTACCTGTGATACCAGATGACAATACTACGTATGGTCCATCATCGGCAGCAATCGTTACAAGTTCGTTCGTGATATCAATCTTAGCAGATTTCATACCAGTCAATTTCATAGTTGTTGGGACTTTGTTTTCTGATGTTACTTCACCAAATTCAAATCCACGCAATCCAAATTTAACTTTAGACATTCATTAATCCTCGTTTCTTAATTTTTCCAGTTGCCAATCAAAAAAACGATACTTTCTTACGTTAACCAGTAAGTCAATATCGTTATCTCTATATCTTGGCAGTTCGTTTGTTGTGTAACGTTCAAAACCGTTACTTTCTAAAATCTTATCCATCAATTCAGCAATCTGTTCGGACTGCTTAGCGTTTAAACACCAATAATTAATCGTGATCCTGTGTTCGGTCGAGATGGATTTATCATCTGCAAACTCAACATCATTTTCATAGGTCGGATAAATACGCATAAAGGGAGCGAGTTCCTTGCTCAAAGCGTTCGTAGGGCGCTCTGGGATATCGTAAGTAAAGATACCTTGTTTAAAGCCGAGACCGAATTTCTTCCCTCGTAGCTTATCGAGTAAGTTATTCAGTTCGTCATTATTACTTAATAACTTATAAGCCATTGTTTCTACTGTCACAATCCCAATCCCTCCTTCACTTTCGTAGCGTATATTTCCTTAACAATTGGTGTTGCTTCGTTAATTGTCTTTTCTTCAAAACCTTGTGCTTTTTGGTATTTCGTACCATCGTCTGGAAAGTGTATCCGCCAGCCTGTAGCACGACCAAAGCCTATATCTTTTGATATCAAACCGTGGTCACCACCTTTAAAACCTGTGACTTTCGTATCATCTTTGGCATGGACACCGTCAAGTACGAAGTAAACTGGTGTATTTACTTTCAAAATCTTCTCGACTTCATCCGCTCCTTCTCCTACTGCTGCTCGTGCAGCCTTTGGGGCTTTGACCTGCAGTTCATTAAGTCGTGATAAAATCTGATCCAGACCTTTTGTCATGTGCGCCTCTTAATACTGATCTTGTCCATATCAAATGACGATTCATCCACATCGACCGATACGATATCATACTCAAATCCGTTAAATTCAACATGATCTGAGCTATCAAATGGTCGTTCTGGATTATGACGAATGTACAAGGTTTTCAACTCGCTCGAAGAAACAATCCCTTTAGCTTTCTTGTTGGCAGTTTGGTTCGCTCCCTCTTGAAAGTCTTTCAAGGAAGTCTTAGCAACTTCTGCCCAGCAAGTGTAGAGGTTTTTGCGAGATGGAGAGACAACCTCACCATCATCGTTTTGACCTCCAATCTCACGGAAGAATGTTACTCTGTGATTCATCTTTCTTGTGATCATCAAGTTCCCTCCGTGTGCGTAGTTGATGGATAATATTAAGTACACCGTTTGCTAATCCATGCCGTTGTGTGTCAGCAGACAAGCCACGATGTTCGTATTCCTCTTTTACTTGCTTTTTAACGGCAAGCGTAAATTTAGCATACTTTGCTAAATCTTGAGGAGTTACATCATTTCCAATAGCAAAACAAATTTCATCTTCTGCAGCATCGATCATCTCTTCGAGCATTTGATCCTCAAAGTCAAAATCGATCTTACAGTAGAGTTTCACATCTTCTAAATCCGTTACAGCCATACGATCACGCTCCAATCAATGCAAGTAGTTGCTCTTTGGTTTGTGAGGCACTGTATGAGATTCCTTTGCTATCGAGATAAGCCATGATGTCGGCCTTGGTGCTACTTGCGGTTGGTACTGTTAGAGTAACCGCAGACCGTGAGACACCCCCGCTAGTTGGGGGAGTATTAGGGCATAGTTACGAAGTAACCAGCTTTTGCATCTGCTTTCTTCACATCAAAGCGTACAACTGCTTGCAAGTATTGACCGTAGATTTCGTTATCAGTCCAACGTAGACCCAATTCTTGACGGTCTGCAAAGAGTACAGCGCGTTGGATGTCACCAATAAACGCATGAGCTTCACCAGCGTTTCCAAACGCTTCGTCTGATACTACGAACACTGGATGACCAAGGAAGACTTTACCAGATGCAGAAACGATTGAATCTTGAAGAAGGTAACGACCATTCTTGTCTTTCAAAGTGTCCAATTTTTGGTAGAACGTTTGAGAAACAACAAATGACACGTTATAAGCTGGGTCAAGGTTCACATTCAAGATTTCCTTGATTGCATCCAAATCAGCAGCGGTCTTAGCTTCAAAGTCTTTCAATACAGTAGCGATCGCATCGTTAGTAGTATTGACTTTGATTTGGTTAGCTGCTTCTGCAACAATTGCCAAAAGGTCAACATCTGCATCGTCAATAGCTTCTTGAGACAATGGAATTGCTCCACGGTAAGTTTTAACTTTCCAGTCAACTCCTGTAAATTCTGGTTTAGCAAGAGCTGGGTTCTTTTCCAATTCTTCAACACTGGCCATCTTAGATGTAGCTTTCTTCAAGATTGGGTAAGAACCTTCACCTTTAGATGCTTTGTGAATTGTTGTGAATTGTTTAAGGTCAACAACAGTCTTAACTTCTCGCATTGGAGTAGTAACAATTTCCTTGCTAGTTACCTTTTCAGTGTTTGCTTTTTTCAATCCATCTTGTGTTGGATTTACCGCTTCATTCATGGGGATAAGAAGGTCTTTTCCTTCAAGTTTCAACTGCGCATCAGCTTTCGCACCCTTAGTACGGATGTACTCATTTACTGCTTCGCGGTAAGATTTAGTTTCTGCTTTTACTTTGTGAGCTTTACCAGCTTCGCTTTCAGCGTTACCAGCTTCTGCAAGCTCGTAAGACTTCAAGTCGTTTTCAGCTTCTTTTTTTTGAGATTTCAAATCATCAATATCAACGCGAATTGCACGCGCTTTTTCAAGATCTTCAGTATTCAAGGCAGATTTTAATTCTTCTGTCTTAGCAGCGATTTCTGCGCCAACTTTTGCAATCAGCGCTTTAATCTGTTTCATTTTTTCTGTATACATACCTTTATTTCTCCTTTCGGTATTAAAAAAAGAGCTTAAAGCCCTCTGAGTAATTCTTCTTTTTCGATTTCTCGTAGCATATTTTGAATTTCTGACTTACGCTTGCTACGGTTAGCGTAGAAGTCATCAATAACCGCTTGCGGTAACAATCCATTTTCAAGGCTCGCTACTGCCCCAACATCATCAAAGGACATCACTTCATCCGCGAATCCCTTTTCAACCGCTTCACTAGCTGACATATAGGTTTCATTTCTCATCATGTCAAGAATTTCTTCTTCTGATAAACCAGTTTTAGCTACATAAGCATTGATAATAGCTTGATCGCTCGATTTTAGCGCATTGGACGCTTTGTCTAAATCGTCACTATTGCCAGATACGTATCCGTAAAGTGCCTTGTGGATCATGATCTGCGCTGTTGGACTGATAAGAACTTTATCAGCACCCATAATTGCTACACTTGCAGCACTCGCAGCCATTCCGGTCACTTCTACAGTCACATTCCCAGAATAGCTTTTTAAAGCTGTATAGATTTCACTACCAACTGTGACAAGTCCACCATTTGAATTAACTTCCAAAACGATGTCGCCATTGTCTTCCGGAAAAGCATCTGTGATAGATTTTGCACTGACCGCTTCCAAACCGAAGTAGTCGTAGGCTTCTTGGCTATTATTCGGAATTAGTGGTCCTTTCATCTTGATTCTCTTTGCCATTTTCATCCTCACCCCCTTTCATTGCTTGATATTCCTCTTTCTTATCGAGGAATACATAGTTCAAGCTGGATTGATAGCGATCCATGTTAGGATCAGACGAACGCTCTTTACCAAGTTCCACGCGCCCCTCGTTGGGTGTGATGACTTGGTTGATAATCAACTTCGTGATTTCGTCTACGTTTCGACCTGTTACGCTTCGAGTGTCAAATTCAATCTTAAATAGCTTGCGTTCTTCATCCCCAAGCACTTTAAGGGCTAACTCGCTAGTGATAGCATCAAAATAAAACGGCAAGTCGTTCGCAACATAATCCTCAGCCAACTGCGCCACGGACTGGTTAGGGCTATTCACACCCAACTTATAACTTGGCACACGCAATGCTTTCGCAATCTGCGCAGTCGTAAAGTTATTAGACGTAATCAGTTGTAAAACGTTCGTATCAATTTCGAGTGGTGTATATTCCTGCGTATCGTCAAATACCAAAGGACTGCCACCAGTTGACCCTTCACGCATTTTCTCAAAGTCCACACGGGCTTTCTTGCGGGCTTCACCGTTTAATTGCGCACCTTTGAGCTTGATAATCCCGCTAGAGAATCCATCACGGAAGAATTTAATCAAGGTATTCAGTCCACCATCTTGCAAGCTGATCTCACTACCAAGTGAAAGTAGTGGAGACCGTCCTAAAATGGTATCGTGGCTAAAGAACTTCCAATGGATAACATCTTCTGCTTTACATTCAATCGCCTTACCCGTCAAACGATCACGAAAGGTGTATATCAATCTGTGGTCGTTTGTTTCCTCTACAGTCGTTTCAGACGGCCTATAGAATTGAAATTGAAGTGCTTTACCAGTCTTAGGGTCTCGCAATATTCGAGAGAATGAATTCCCTGTTAAAATCGCGTTAACGGTCATAGCGAACTTCCATGTACGTGCTGACACGTTACCAGTCGATTTAACGTTTAAGAGATAGTTCAAATCTGCATCTTGTTCGATATTCCCCGTAAAATCTTTCTTTAATAGTGGGAATCGTGCGATATCTCCAGCGATGATGGTGACTGCGGTCAGAATATCGCTGTTTTTTAACGCAGAAATTCCCGTGTATTCTGGGGAGTAGTTGCCAGATAACACGGAAGAAATGTAATCATCGTAAGAGGGCTTAGTTGATCCCAATGGTTGAAAGAAACTCATATAATCTCACCTCCTTTCTATCCATTGAAATCAATGTTTTTTACGTTTTCGTTCGAGTCGTTTGATTTCATTTCCTAGAAATTCAATGACATCTACCGTGTCTTGAGTGAATTTAAAAAAGTCATTCTCTAAATACTCAATACGTTCTAGTAGTTCATGTTTCTTCTTGATTCGTTTCTTCACTGCGCACCTCCTCGATCGATGTAGATCGCTAAAATAATTAGGATCAATCCAGTTGAAATAAATCCAACCACTGGATTGACTAAAAATAGACCGTAAATTAAAAATCCTATGCCGATCAGCAATAGGATTGTGTGTATATATTTCAGTAAGATCAAAATAGGCTACCTCCTCCCAATATTTTCTCATTCGTCCAGTAACCAGACCCGTCAAATGGTTCAAGGTAGCATACTGCATAAGCATCTAATAGGGCATCTAGTGGGTCAATTTTATTGCTATTCTTATCTTTATCAATACGCATACCATTGTTATCAACCTTAACACGCGCATTATTGATGGCCATAGTAAGTAGTTGATTTCCAGCGTGCTTGATTGTGCCTTTTAAGACTTCATCTCGTAGTTGTCTAGTTGGCATATTCAAAACCATTGTGTTTTGTCTAACTTCGATCAGTGGCCATTCTGGATGCCGTTTCTCAATCATCGCGATTAATGAGCTAAATTGGTATGGGTCAAAGCATATTGCTTGTAATTCCCACTCATTCATATAGATCATCTCTTCCAATTTCTCAAGGACACGCTCATCATCAATCACACCACTTTCAAGTGTAGTGATCTCACATTCTCCCATACGCTCTAAATTCGTATAAGAGACACCGTCACGTTTCTCTTTCGCAACTAGTCCATATTTAGTAGCTACAAAGGAGAAACTATCGCAAAACCAATAATCGTCCATCTGTACCATCGTGGATATAGCAAACAAGTCATTAACTTTCCCTACATCGACACCAATCCACACTCTGCGCTTGCGTGTGTTTGGTTTTTCATCGAGTTTAGCCTGTTGCCAACTCATTTTATCCATATATGAGCTTTCAGATGATTGTCTCCACATATTAAAGTTCTTAACCAGCACTTCATTCACTGTACCAGTTTCAAGAGATACTCTCCTACGTGTTCTTAGATAATCAATCATGTTATCGTAGAGTGCTTCAACTTCTAAAATAGGGTTTGATTTAATCCAGTTTGCTTCATCTTTGATTTCTTCTTCGTTGTCTTGTTCTGCAATAAATGCAAAATATCCATCATCTATGATTTCATCATTTAAAATCCGTTCAATGTATGGATACTCAATTGTGTGCATGGGTACATTCAAATCAAATCCAGCAGTTGAGATAATTAAAATCAGTGGGTTATCCAACTGCCCTTGACCAGATTCAAGTAGCTCGATCATTTCATTCGTTTTTGATGCTGCAAACTCATCCAACACACCCACATACGGCTCGAATCCATCGACCGCCCCCGTATCGCGGGAAAGTGGTCGTATATAGGACTCATCTACCAAGTTGCGCAATTCCTCGCGCACTCGTTTAGTGGCCTTACGGACATCTTCATCTTGTGCCCTCAATGCATCCAACTGCTTACGTGCCATCTCAAACGCTATCTTTGCCTGCGTTTTATCGTTAGCTGTACAAAACAGTTGCCGTGACATCGCTGGGTTACGACCAAACAGAAATTCATAGAGCAATATACCGGCCACAAGAATCGTTTTACCATTCTTACGGGCAAGCGATATCAAAGCCTTTCTAAATCGTCTGATAGTCTTATCTGTTTTTCTGCGCCAGCCGTACAGACTAGCAACGATAAACTTCTGAAATTCAGCTAGTGGGTAAGGTTTGCCAGTTTTGACATCTGGGAGGATTTCAATAAAATCAATCGAGTTCTGCGCCATATCTGGAAAGTAGTCGTAGTCGCTGTTGGGAATATTCTCCAAATCTCTCATGTGTCGTTTGCAAGCCTTATAGACTTTCGCACTCACTCTACGCTTCCCGTCCAATACTTCTTTAGCGTACTTATAAGCCACATCTTGATATTTCTTATCTACGATTGCTTCAATCCTCCTTTCTGACAAAATAAAAAGGAGGTGTTATCCTCCAAACTTATCAAATATACTGGTTTTCTTCTCTTCCACTTGTGGAACGTATAACTTCATTCGACTGTCCACGGTCAAACCAAGCTGTGATGCTGCTCGCGTTAAGTTAGTAGTCGCACGTTCCAAACTATAGAGCATCTTATTCGGTAAGACTTTACCACTGCTAGTCTCGTATACATATCCCTCTTTCTTCAATCCACGGGAGATTTCCTTATAGACTGCATACCACGTACAGTATGTCTCTAAAATCGCTCGATCCAGATTTCTGAGGGGTAGCTTTCGCAGATCATTAATCACACGCTTGTATTCTGCTTTAGCAATCGCATCGAAGTGTTTTGGTGGTGTGATTTGTAATGCTTCTAAACCATCTGAAGCCTTGTCCTCAATCTTCTTGCGTGCGATCTTCTCTTCTTTCGTCAAATGGCTTTTAGTAGTTGCCACCAGCTTCATTTTTCGTCCCAAATTGACACCTCCTTTACTAAAACGACTTTTTAAAAACGGAATTTTTCGTACAAAAGAGGCTGCGTCCTTTAAATCACGAACCATATAGCCCCGTTCATAAAATTGTGGGGGTAAATTCCGAACATTAACCCCATTTCTTTTTATCTTCGTTCACCCAAGACCTGCAGTAGGGTTCAGTCGGTTGACACGAATGACAATCACAACAGATTGTTACGATAGAGAATTGCTCTTCTATCATTACATCTTTTACAACTTGCTTTCAGATTACTTCTATCTAATCTTCGATTCCAATCAGCTTTTAATGGAATCACATGATCTGACATCGTTGCTTCGTCTCCACAATACTCACATACATAATCATTCTCTAACAGAACCAATCGGGACAATGCTTTCCACTCTTTTGAATTGTAAAATGCTTTAGCTTCACGATCGTACTTCCATCGCATACGATTGTATTCCCTGTATTCGTCTTGCCTTGATCCATAGTCAGATAAGACTCGCTTACCTCTTGACATTGTTAGCTTCTGCGGTCTCATGTTATCACCTTTTAAAATAACAAAAGAGATCCGCAAGCTAATGCAGATCATTGGTACTAAAATAAGAAGACAAAATACAACTAGGCTTGTGAACGTTTCTGCTGCCTTACGAACCTCTTTATGTATACTATATTATCAGGTTGTGTGTATCATTTGTTAAAGGTTGGTTCATCTTTAATAACTAAATGTTCGATTGCTTTTGCTCTTGCTCTTTGAATCGTTGCATGAGAATAGTTTAATTCTCTCTTGGTTTCTTGCCATGAGTAGCCATTCACGTACATCAATCTCAGTACGATATTCTCCAGCGGGTCATCTAAATCCTCGATGGCATTGATAAGGCGCGTGCGTTCTTCCATAAGCTGGTTAATCTCAGCACGAATCTTTTCCGCCCCGTCTATGATTTTGATATTTAAATCTTCCGTGGCATTTCCACGCTTACTGCCTTTCGGTTCGTCCGAATAGACCTGCCCCTTTAAAATAGCAGACTTGAGGTTTTCGATCTCCTGCCGTTTGGATTTGATTTTGATATCAATATACTTCAATGCAGATAGTCTACTTGCTATGTTCATTCGTTGCCCTCACGATAGATAAGTAAACATTCGCGGTTGATAAATGGAACGCAGTCCACATCACATTGATTCACTTTATATTCGACTGCCTCGATCTTAATGTTAGGATTCTCATCAAAGAATGTATTCATCCGTTCTGTGATTGAGATATCACTAAATGCTCCTGAGATAAATAGTTTTGATTTCATTTGACCCTCTCTTCTAAAATGGAATCTCTTGCTTTGAATTTCTTTCCAATCCATATTCATCCACCCACTCCGTTTCTTTCTGCAGCTTCCTTAACTTCCTCTGCCCGTTGTCGCTCCCGCATCTGGTACTCCCTATTTAGTTTATTCAAAATAACATCCTGCGCATTATTCTTTTCCGCCAACCGCTGGATAGACAGTTCATGCTCTTGCACCGTCCATTCCAGATCACTGACTTTATTATTTAAATCATTAATCCGTGAATTAAGATTAATACACACGATCATAAATACCAGTGATACTGATGTGAGTATTGTGTAAAATAGTTTAGTCATAACATACCTTCCACATCTAAAATTTGGTCAATGATATTCTTTAAATCGTGTATATCATTAAAAGGTTTTACTGCATCGTACAGGTTTTGAAAGTACGAATCGGTAATAAAGTATGGGTCATACCCACATTCTTTTCCGATATTTGACAAAACAGCGATTTCTAAACTGTTATTTATCTGGGCAATCGAAAGTACTTTATTTCCATTAATTGGTATATGTACATTATCTAAACTCATCATTTCCTCCTTATCTGTGTTTCAGCACGATTACTCGCTCGATTTCTTTGCAAGGGAATAACAACTCTCTACCAGTCTTCAAGTACTCCCAATTGTCGTCTTCGAGGTCTATCGTGATTGCCTCATACTCTTTGGCATTGACCTGTATCATTCTTTTGTCCCAAATCATTGGTTGTCCTCGTCATCGCATACTACGAAAGAGATTAACTCCTTCGGGTTAATATATAACCACTTAACACGCATTAGATGCCCGTTATTAAATTGACTAGCTAGTCTGATCACATCTTCTTTGCTACACCCGAGTGCTTCGAACTTATGGCCATCTTTCAGATAAAATACAATCCTCATTGTTTCGTTTCTCCTGTAACTCGATTTCTTTCTACTCTCAATTTAAAGCTAGTGTTATCACCAAAACATACCAGCGTTGTTTCTTCTTCCCACTGACTTTTAGTATATGGGTATCTGTTTGGTCTCATTCTGTCACCTCCAGCAATTCGGGATTTTCGTAAATGTTACCAATGATTTCCTCATCACCAGTCCAAGCATAACCCCTCTCTTATACCTTTTAGATATATAGCAGGCATTCCGCCTACATATGTACCACCATATTCTTTTTCTATATATACTTCATGAAGGCAACCTCTTGTACATTTAATAATATCTCCGACAAAGACCTCCTTGCCATTCTTGTCAAATAGCCCTGTTGATTGCATGATTGAATAAAAACCATCATCTGCACTTAACACTAAAAATAATTCACTAATTTCTTCGTAAGTATTAAATACTTCAATTTCTTTTGTTTCTGAATTCCACGCTCTATATTTTGGAATCATCTTGCACCTCCCATAAAATTATTAGCAATATTTTGCACTTCAGTATCAATTATTTTATGTCTATAATTTAACAATGGATTCATGAGGTCATTTCTCACAGCAGGCCTCAAAATGATTTCATTTGTTTCCAAAAATCTTTTACCGTTGATTTTGATTTTGATATCATAACCGTTAGCGATATGTTCGAGGTCGTTTTTAGATAAATATATTTCAAATCTACTCATTTTCCACCTCTTGAACATTTTTTATCAAAGAATTCTCTTTAATATCCCCGCTTTTTTCAATAATTTTAATTCTTACTTTACAGCCTGTTAGCATTATTGATAAGGCTAAAATACATAAAATTTTAAAGCACCGCATCACTCCACCTCCTCGATCACAAAGAGCGGGTTTACGAACACGTTCCCGAAGCCTCCTTTTTGCAGATTTTCTAGCGTGTGATACAAGCGAATATCGTCTATGTTTTTTCCATTGCCAAAATACCAGTAACGTTGTACGCTGTTCCATTTCAGATACTTACAGTCGTTTCCAATATTTTTTACTGTTACGATATATCGTTTTTCTTTCTCGATATGATAGCCATTCACCCAAGCGTCAGCAAAGATATTTTGCCGATTCTTTTCATCTTCACAAAACCACAAGTTCACTTCTATAGGTGCGTTTTCCAGTGCGAAGAGTAAAGTTTTGTTTCGGCCTCTCACGCAAGAGATCCAGTTTGCTACTGGCCGGGGAAGCGTGACTTTTTCTTTTGGTTCGTCTAGTTGTTCGATTTTTGCGATAATCTTATTTACATCAATTCCGTTTATAAACTTATTTGAACTACCTTTCAAAGACTCACAATACTCAATCAATTCCTGATTATTCATTCGGCAAATCCTCCTCGACTTTAAATTCAATTTTGGCGAAGTGTTTAGGATTGATAGTAATCATTCTTTCTTCTGGTTCAAGTTGAATTAGTTGGAGATAGTCTATATTGCCTTGCGCAAGCCATTCTAGCATTTTTGCAATTTGTCCATAGCTTTCTCTCACCTTGATAGTGTCGTCTACGTATGGATTTTGTAACCTAATTTCCGTCATTCTTCCACCTCTTCTACTTCTACGAGTGGACTTTCTAGTAACCACCCAATCCCTTTTAGATTTAACTCGTCGATCGTAAACGACTGCTTAAATTTTAGTTTGTATCGTTTATCGTCTTCGAGCTCGATCATGTATGTTTTCGTTGTTTTATTAAATCGTTTCGAATTGCAAAGCAGACTCCGCAACGACTCGATCTTTCGCCCAGTTTGTTCTGCGATCTCTTCCATCGTGCCGAACGCAATAAGCGTATCATTTTTATAATAAGCAAACGTGCGGACTTTCATTTCAGATCCCAAAAGCTCCACGTCTGAGATCCCGAAAAAATCGCATATAGCCTCGATTCCTGTTCTATCGGGTACGCGATCCCCACGGATCCAGTAGTCAATGGCATTTCTAGACCAACCCAGCTTGTCCGCTAGTTGCTGCTTCGATAGTCCGTGCTCGACTCGCAAACGTTCCAGATTTTTTTGTAGCTCCTTGCGCTGCTTCGAGTCATATTTCACATATTCCATCGCTATCGCCTTCGCTCTTTTTCAACCGACGAACCGTTATATCGTATACTTGATCTCTAATCGGTATCGTATAGTTGATTGATTCTACTTTCTCGTCTTTTTCCACTTGTTCGACAAGTTTTGCGCATATAGACCCGAGCAATAATTGCACGTCAAAACGTTCGTACTTATTGCACTTATCACGATCACGTTCTATTTCTTTCAAAACCTCGAAATAAGATTTCTCTTTCATTGCGCCGCCTCTTCCACTTGCTTTTCGAGCCATTCAAACAAGAGCCCGAATTGCTTCACGACTAATTCGTCGTCATGGTATTTTTTGCAGACCTCAGCGATCGCGTCCACGGTCCAAAACCAATAGCGCTCAGAACCAAAACCGAGGCTTTGCGCTACTTGGTTATTTCGGGCCATAAAGTCCGGGAGCTCGACGCTAAAGAAATGTATATAATTCATCGTCCCACTCCTCAACTCTGACATAGATCCCCACGACCTCAGACCAAAACTTCTCAGCGATCTCGCTTGCGACCTGTGCGTCGTCTTTCCAAAAGCCGAGCTTGGTCATACAATCTTTAAATAGCTTTTGAAGATTGTCCGTGTCTGGCTTGGTCGTCTTGTACTGGCCTGTGCGCGATCCCTTAATCATTGGGAAGCACCACTTGACCGTGAGCCTTATCGGCCCTTTTAGCTTATCTGGGGGAACGTGACGCGACAGAAGACTTTCAAATTTTGCTCGAGCGTTTTTCAGCTCTTCCGGTTCATAAAAAATCGGCTTGCCATTTCTGACGTTTACTTTTTTCTGTTGGTGAGTCGTTGTTGGAATTTTTTCCATCGGCAAAAAGAATTCAATCATAGGAAATCCTCTTCTCCTAATAATCCAATGGCTCTATGTATTTTGCCTAAAATACTTGCATAAGATAAAGCAACTTCGATAGGTTCGTTTTGATGAATCAAAAAAATCTTAGCAGAATTTGCATCTATCTTTTCAACCATAATTATATGATTGACATTTATAAATTTTCCTTGCACTGAAATAAACATTTTTATTTTACCTTTCTTTTTTTTATTTTATTTTTCGCGCTTAGTCCATGGACCTTGTATATGACAGGGTGCGTTTTAAGCAACCCTGTCTATACAGGTATGGACATGATGGACGACAGGACATTATCTATATATATAATATATAGGTGCTTGTCCGGGACACGACCATAATTTTATGGTGTTGTCTGTCCTTTTTGAGACAAAGACACGACCATAATTTTATGGTGTTGTCTGTCCTTTTTGAGACAAAGACACGACCATAATTTTATGGTGTTGTCTTATTTGGACACGACCACGTTTTTATGGTCTTGTCGCATTTTCTTTATTTAAAATAGTGAGCGTATTTTTATCGAACCAGTATTTTTTTGATGTTTTTAACCGTCTTTCGACAGTTTTTACAGAAATTCCTAAATACTCAGCTACGTCCTCTTTTGAGGGTGGCTCGCCAAAATTCGCGTTTTCAATAGCTTCGTCAAACTCCATCGACTTCTGCTTTTTATCTTCCTTCGCATTCTTTTTGCGAGTTTCTTTAGCTTTCATCCACCCGGGTTTATCATCTTCTAATTGGATATCTGCCAAAACTCCCGAATCGTCCAAGAAATGCACTGGGTAGCTAAACCACATATTGATAGGTTTGAACTTAGCAAACTCTCGAAGCGTTCCTTCCACGCGCCACGCTGTCGATATTTCGATCGCTCGACGGGCTTGTTCGATCTTATCCGTCCAAGGCTTCCGATCGAGTACGTTTGGAATTGCTTGTTCGAAGTGTGTTCGCATGATCGCGGGACTTTGGAGATCGTCAAGGCTGACTTCCTCTTGGTAATAACCCATGTTGCACGTTTGCAAGGCCTCTTTATAAATCCGTGTAGCTGTATAATTGATCCGTTGCGTGAGCAATTCCTCCGTGACGTCCAACTCTACCAAGTCGATCAAGGCGTCCGGGTCTCGAGCGAATACGCCCGAACCGCTGGCCCGATCCATTGATTTTTTATTTCCTTGCGAGCCTTTTGAGTGGTGATGGCAATAGATAACCGAGCACCCGAGCTCTGTTGCTACTTTGTCGAATTGGTTCGTAAAGTGTGCCATTTGATCCGCGCTGTTTTCATCACCCGTAAGGACTTTATAGATCGGATCGATAATCACGGCGATATAATTCTTTTTGAGCGATCGGCGGATCAATTTCGGCGCGAGCTTGTCCATCGGTACAGTCTTTCCGCGAAGATTCCAGATATCAATATTTTGTAAATTGTTTGGTTGAAGCCCCATTGCTTCGTACACGTCGCGGAATCTATGGAGACATGACGCGCGGTCTAATTCAAGATTGACGTATAGAACCTTACCTTGTGTACAATTCCATTCAAGCCATTTCTTACCTTCTGCGATGGCGATTGACATTTCGATTAAGCTGAACGACTTCCCGGCTTTTGACGGCCCAGCGATCAACATTTTGTGCCCTTGGCGAAGGACGCCTTGGATCAGCTCGGGCGCAAGCTCTGGAAGATTGTCCCAGCTATCCCCGAGCCCTTCCGGATCTGGAAGATCGTCGTTTAAGTCCTCTATATACTGGTACCATTCCTCCCAGTTCCTTTTTCCGATATTGGTATCAACGAGGAATTGTTTCTGGCCGTTTCGCTCGAAGCCCGGCATACGAGACAAGCGCGACGGGTTGCGGTTTTGCGTATCGACCGAGATCCCGTTCTTTTGGCATATCTTATATAAGTAGTCGACGCGTTTTCTGTACTCTTCATAGTTGCCCGCGTCCACTTTTACGATAGCGTGTAAGGACTTGTTCCCACTATAGACAAGGGCCACGATCGGGAGTTCTAACTCTTTATAGATCGCGTTTTGTTTCTCAATGCTCATGCTGTCCGATTCGACCAGTGCGTACCGATAGTCGGTTACGTTCTCATTTTTGGCGCCCTTGCCATCGAGTGGATTGAAGCGAATCCACGCGCCCGCTTCTTTGTGGTAATCACCGAGAACGGCTCCTATATCGCCGTTACACTTGGATAGTTGTTCAATCAGTTGCCCCGCTGTCCGGTCGTATGCTCCCTTAGTCGGAAGCCATTTCTCTATTTCGCCCGTTTCGTCGTTTACTTTTGGATATGACTCCGTGACATAACCGACATTCTCGGACGATTCAAACAAGGCTTCGAGATACTTGATAATCTCTTGTACTGGGTTCCAGTTTGTAGGCTCATGAATCTCTTTCCCCTCAATCCAGTTCTTATCAATGACGCGGTAATCTCTATCAATGGTATCGTTCCAATCGAGCTCATGAGCGCCCTCGCTATCGCTTGAGTATGGATTTACCCAGCCGTGATCTTTCGCGAGTTGGACAATCGTCCCACCTGTAACAATCGAGCCGGCTTCCTCATTGAAGGTGTCCCACTTCTTGAAACATTCGAATTTTCGATATCTTGTATCATTTTGCGACCAACTGTCCCAATCCGAGGCTGTATATCCTTCGTGTTTTAAGGCCATCCCGACGTTGATCCATTCCTGATATGACAAAACGGCGGGATTGATATGCTCAAGCAATGGCAAGAGATCGAATTCATTTTCCGCCATTTTTATCCTCCTATTTTTCTAGTTTGGTACATATTCGCTCGCTCTGATTCCGGACGGCAATCTCCACCCATTCGCGGCGATTCGGTCAATCATATTTTTAGCGCTCTCGAAGTTCCACATTCCTACGTTGCGGAAGCCTCTACTTTCAAGGAAGCGAATCTGCTTCGGTGTCGAAAGCCCTTCGTTTCTGCGCTTGTTCAAGCGATCAAGTAAGAGATTCGCTTTTCCAGCGTTCCCCACTTCGTCGGTAAAGATACCGTACTTTTCGAGGGCTTTGAGTTGTTTATCAGACGGCGGGGCCATCTCCCAGCCGAAGTTAGGTACATAGTTTGAAAGATCTTCCGCATGAATTGACATTTCAAATTGAAGCGGATCGACGAGTTTGCGCTTGCGCTTCCGCATTTCTGCGAGCTGTTTCGCAAGGGCCTCTTCGCGTTCTGCCACGACGTCTTCTGCGCTTTTGGCTTCCATAGCCTCGAGATCGAGCACGACGCCCGTTTCTTCTTCCATATTCTCGACCATCTTCTTTGTGACTTCTGGGCTCTCGCAAATTAAGTGAGCCGGCCGGCATAGCTCATGGCGTTCGGTGTGCCATAAGAAATCAAGCAGAAGAAGTTCTTCTTTTCCGGGGAAAAGACGCGTCCCACGCCCAACCATTTGGGAGTAGAGCGCTCGGACTTTCGTCGGACGTAACACGACCACGCAATCAACCGAGGGGCAATCCCACCCTTCCGTAAGTAGCATGGAATTGCATAGGACGTTATACCGGCCACGCTCAAAGTCCTCGAGCACTTCGGCCCGATCTTTTGATTCGCCGTTGACTTCGGCTGCTTTAAATCCTCGCTCGTTTAAGATGTCGCGGAATTTTTGACTTGTCTTTACCAGCGGAAGAAAGACGACTGTTTTTCTGTCCTTGCAATACTTGGCCATTTCGTCCGCGATCTGTACGAGATACGGATCAAGTGCCGTCCCAACGTCGCTCGCTTTAAAGTCTCCCGCGGACATTGAAACGCTTGAGAGATCGAGATCGAGCGGAATCGTTAAGGCTTTAATTTTGGAAAGGTAGCCTTCTTTAATAGCCTGTACGAGTGAATACTCATAGGCTAAACTATCAAAGTACGATCCGAGGTTCTTCATATCACCTCTGTCTGGGGTCGCTGTAACCCCGAGGACTTCCGAGTCTTTGAAATAGCCCAGCACTTTTTGATAACCGTCGGATATAGCGTGGTGCGCCTCGTCGACTACGATCACGTCGAACCAATCGGGCGGGAATTGACTTAAACGTTTCTCCCGTTGCATAGTCTGGACAGATCCAACGACTACCCGATACCATGAACCTATAGACGTGTTTTCGGCCTTTTCTAGTGCTGTACCGAGGCCCGTCGCGGTCTTGAGCTTGTCACTTGCTTGATCCAGCAATTCGGATCTGTGGGCGAGCACAAGGACGCGTTTTCCTTCTCGAACTTGGTCTTCGATGATTTTTGAAAAGACGACTGTTTTTCCCGTCCCAGTCGGAAGGACAAGAAGGGTTCGTTTTCGCCCTTCTGCCCATTCCTTCTGAACGGCTTCCCGCGCCTCTTGTTGATAGGGTCTTAACTCCATACTTTAGAACCTCCTATTAGAACGGCCCTCCTGTGAAGCCTCCCTGTGGTTGTTGTTGATACTGTGGCACTGGTTGTTGATACTGTGGCACTGGTTGTTGGGACGCTGGGGCTTGTTGTCCTGGTTGTGCGTTTAAGACTTTCGTATAGTCCACGTCTTCGGCATAGATCATACCTTTTACTTCGTTGTACTTGTTCCCGTTGTATTCGCGAGATCCAACCTTACAAACTCCGACTTTACCGACGATTGAGTTCCAATCCATCCGAAGAGGCTCGCCTTTACGTTTTTGGCCAATTGCTCCAAAGAACGCTGAAAGCATACCTTCCGTTGAGCTGTGCAAGAATAAGTTATGGCGGAGTTCTGTTTCGCCTTCATTCGCTACGATAGTAAGGTGTACTGTCGCTTTAGGGCAAGCTGGGAGTTTACCGGGGTTTTGCGGGTTCGGCGTGTGACGTCCGCGCTCGTATTCTTTAACTGTGAACCAGTATAGGCCGTCTGGTAATAGGACAAATTCAGAATCCTTTTGGATTGTGCCGTCCCAGTCAAGCTCGCGCTCGAAGTTGTTGTTGTATTGTTGTTGTGTCATGATGAAATTTCTCCTTTAAGCTAAAATAGTAATTTTTTTGTTGCTAGCAAGTTCATTTTTTAAATAATTCGCGATGTTTTCGACGGCTTCTAATTTCCATTTACCACCATCTGCCTCGAAGAGAGCAAGGTTCGCCAATTTATTGATTCGGAAGATGAATTGACTAGCAGGCTGCTCTACTTCATTAAAAGTACGATATGGTCGCAAGGCTACTGGATTTGGAGTCTTAGCTTGCGCTAGACTTGCTACACCATCGCGAACTGTCGCCATCTGGCTGATGCCATTGTCCTGTACTTCTGCGCCTTTTTCGATTTTTAAATGACTAGCAAAATCTAAGACCAAATTGCGGTCTGCATCATCGATAAACATAGACTGCAGCATAATATTGAATTCTTCTTGGTCGCGCCAATTGCTGAATGGAATAACTGGAACGGTTGCTGTTACAGATACGAGTTGAGGACGTTTGCCATTTTCCAAATCAACTTGATCGTATACAGATACTTTTTGGTAACTGTCCACGACAACTAAAAGTTTACGATTACTGATGAGATCGTTATCTGACTTGAGATAGTCAACTAGACTTTTGAGTGTCTGAAGCTCAAGGATAGGTGCGTACTTACGAGGGTTAAGTTCCTGTAAATCATATTTGTTTTTGTCAAAATATTCCCTCCCGGTTTTTGAACTAATGATTTTGTTTTCTTTATCCGCTAGTTCGACTGCGTATGATAATGCATCTTTAATATTTTCTGTCATGGTTAGTTACCTGCTTTCTTTTTGTTGTAATCAATGATATTTGTACTTTGTTTTTCAATCTTTTCGATGAGCTCACCAGTGTCTGTTCTCATGTCTCCATTATCATCAAAGTAAGTCTGACCCGGAATACCACTTTTAAGCTCGTTAGCGTGGATTTTACCAGTGTCGTCGCGACCGACAATGACAGTTGTTGCGACGCCTTTCTGTGGCGCCAAAGTAGATTTGACTTCCATACCTGTCTTAACAACAGTACGCTCATCGTCCGTTGACATCGTTAGTGTGATCGTTACCTTACGGGTCGCTTTAGCCTCTGTATTGAGGTCCAGAATATTCTCAAGGACTTTTTCAAGTTCTTTGTCAACCTTTTCTTGTAAGGCTGTATTTGCGATTTTCGACAAATCGATTTTAATAGTTTTATCTTCCATAGATACTCCTTGTTATATTTTGTTATGATATCTAATTCCTAAAATCTACACCGTGAAGGGGAATTCTGGATCTTTCCGGACTTGATTCTGAATGACGTCCAGTGTAGCGTCCCAATTCGCGACGATCATGTCCCAGTAATTGCTCGGGAAGTTCTCGATCGGCGTTCCCATTGGGAAGTGTCCGCGGATATACGCGACCTCTTGCAATTCGTTTTCGGTCACGTTGTTCGGTGCCATTAAGTCGATCAACGCTTGTGGTAATAGTCCAGCTTGTGGAGCTCGTCCCATCTCTTGAGCCACCTCTTGAGCCACCTCTGCCAGTTGCTCGTTAATATTTTGCTTTTGTGGCTCTGGTGTCAGTTGTGGCTGTGGCTGTGGCTGTGGAGCTGGTGCGTTGAAAATATGAGCGATACTGTCATAGGTGAACGGTAATTGATCCGGTAAGCCGTGACGGTTTTTCGCGTCCCACGCTGGGCGGTGATTGGTGTACATGACACGCTCGCCCCCTTGGGCTTTTTTCTTCCCGGTGTCCGTTGTCATGACGATTGTCTTATAATTCGCAAAGAGCACCATATCGGCCCATTCCTTGACCAGTGGGGCTGTTTTTGAGCTGGTCTTTTGCCCGAGTTTTAACTCGTAACGGTCATAAGATCCCATTTCGTCCGGTTGCTCGAATTTCTTGATCTGTGCATGAGCTGTCAAAACGACGTTGATCCCGTTGTCCACAAGCTCTGACAAGCTATTTAATAGACGCCCAATTTCTTCTTGTACGTATGTATAGCCCTTGCCCCAGCTGAAATCTTCGATCCCGTTTTTCTGGTGCTGTGAGCATACATAATCAACCGCGAGTTGTTCGGCCCAGTCGATCGTATCAATGACTAGTGTCTTACACGCGCCCGGGTTTGCTTTAATAAACGAAATTTCGTTTTTGAGCATTGCCCAACTCGTGGGCTTGTCCATACGAGCCACGTCCATATTATCGGTTGAGCTTTCCGTATCGATGAATACCGGGTCCGGGAATTGACTCGCAAAGCTAGACTTTCCGATTCCTTCTGGTCCATAGATCACGACCTTTTGCGCCCGCGCCTTTCTTCCTCTTGTGATCTGCATTTTTTAGTCCTCCTTGTCATTGCCACTCAAGAGCCCGCGAAGAAAGTTTTCAAAGTGTTTGCGTTTGGCCTTTTCGATCTTTTCGGTCAGATCTTCTGGTTCTTCTCCGTCGAGGGTCTTGATTGTGTATTCTGCTTCTACGACCAAGATCTCACTCCCCAATCCTTGGGCGAGTGCTTTTAAGTCTTGACCGTCATTTTCAATGATCTCGAGCGAATCAATCAAATTAGTTGCAGCGTCTTGAATTTCACTTGTTAAACGTGCTGAAAATGTAAAGGCGCCCTCATTATTTTTGTAATTTTGGATATAGTCGCCAGTGTTTTTGTCACGCAATACGATAAATTTTTCTGTTTTTTTCATGATTTTTCCTTCTTTCTTTTAAAAGCCACCTTGCCATGCTGTAGGTGTTTGATATGTTTCTGGTGCGATACTGTACCCGTCCTCTATGAGAACCGAACACTCTCCACCAGTTGAAACGCGTGTCGCGATAGCTTGCAAGCCCTCTTGTTCTAGCCAAGCACCAAACTCCATTAGGGTCACTTGGTCCATCTGCTCGAGCTTGTCAATAAGCACGAAGCCACACTCCGGCTTGAGCTTGCGAACGATAGCCGTTGCCACTTGTAATTGTTGTGAGCCGGACATATTATCCCAGCGTTGACCAAGATACAAGAGCTCTCCATCTTCCACGGATAAGCCCGGGAGTGGTAAGCCCGCGTTAGTGAGTAAGTCGCGTTTTTGCTTGCGAATACCCTCGATAACCAGATCTAACTCGCGATACTGTTCGCGGTAGCCTTTTGCGTCCTCTTCGGCCTTGTCTTTGTCAAAGTTCGCCCGGACTTTAAGGTTGATCTGTTCAATGTTCGCGATACTTTCTTCGATCTCTTGAGTCGATTCGTCGATCAGATCTTGCGTATCTTTGCGAGCAATATCCAAGTCTTGCGCAAGTGCTTGCTCTTTTTCTCGAGCCTCTTTGAGCATAGCTTCCAGACGCTCAACGTTTGCAAGTGCCCCTTGATAGTCGTTTTCGATTCTTGTTAGATTCTGACGTTTGCGAGCATTTTCGCCATTCCGTCCGAGGATCTCTTGTTGTTGCTGGATCAAGTCCGCAATTGAGACGAGTTCTTTCGGTGCGTCTGGATAATACGGTTGCTCTTTGGCAAACTTTTCTTTTTGATCTGCAATGACGCCGATCGCGTGGCGTTCTTGGTACTTGGTTTTCTCTTCCATTTCGAGCTGGACGAGCTGATCACCTACCCCGATAATTTGTAAGAGCGTTGTCGCTTTCTCCTTGTTGGTCATCTCCATAAACTTCGGAAGATCAAGAGCGAGCTCTTCGACGAAGCTATCAAGCAATTTCTGGCCGGCCTTGTTTCCGCTTGGATCAATGACTTTTAGATCGCTATTTTTGCCCTTACGCTCAACGATCAAGCCATTCGATAGCGTGATCTTTAGACTTGGGGGAATCGTTGACCCCTCGCGTTGAGGTTGCGAAGGCTTGTACTTGTTACCGCCCAAGGCCCACGCTATCGCGTCTAATACGCTTGTTTTGCCTTGGTTATTGTTTCCCCCGACAATTGTCAGCCCTTTTGCTGACGGCTCGATCTTGACCGCTTTAACGCGTTTCACGTTTTCGATCTCGAGCTTGTTAATTGTTACCATTTCTAACCTCTCCTTTCAGACGAGCGAGCTCGTCAAGTAGTCGTTCTTCCCGCTCAAGTGTGGCTTTTAAAATTTCAGTTTGTTGCAGATTGATAAACCACAATCGACTGAGTTCTTTCGTTTGTTGCTCGATCTTGCGGGCTTTTTTACCAAACATGGAACGGAACCTCCGGCGATTCTGTATAGAGCTTCATCGCTTTTCGACGGCTTGCGAGTTCGTCCTCGTATTGTTCAATGACTTGCGCGTTGTGCTCTGGAAGGCCTTCTTCGATAGCTTTGAGCGTTTCACTTTTAGCGATTCTCATTCGTTTCTTGTGGTCCTTCCACGATACGATAAGGCCAGCGATGAAGCACACGCCCCCGATCGCTACTGTTCCGGCCACTTGCCCAGAAATAATAATTTCATTCATTTTAAATATTCCTTCTCTAGTTCCAAAATCTCGTGTACATCGTTCAAATCGTACATGATGTACTTTCCTTGCTTGCGAAACTTTAAGCCCTTGCGTTTCAAACGCTTCAAGTATTCATTGCTAAAGCCAAATATTTCTTGCAGTTCTGCTTGGTTCACTGGTAGCAATTCTTTTTTGGCTTGCTCTTTCGCTTCGAGATAGATTTCTCTGATCTGCTCTTTGATTAGTTCTTCAATCATTGCCCACCTCTTTCTAATGTGGTATAATCAAAGTAGTTAAATTTGTCTAAGCGCTTCACTTCGTTGTGAAGTGCTTTCTTTGTTTTATGCCACATCTTTTTGCTCAATCAGTGGCAAAATTCCTTTTTTATTCTTAAGTAAATCGTAAAGGAACAAACGTCCTTTTTGAGTCCAGTAAGTATGCATCTTGCTATAATCTGCATCGATTGTATGAGTTTTTGATTGAGTATAACCCTTGCCAGCGTACTTTTGATACAAGAGCCAGGTTTTCCCCTGTTTGAACTGTATTTTCAATTCATGTAGAATCTTATTCAATTTCTTTGCACTCATTCCATAGTCTTTTGCAATTACAGAAATTGCTACTAACGATTTGTTTTGAAGAACCAAGTCGTAGTATGTCGCTTTCGGCTGAAGCTCTTGGATAATTTGATTCTTTTGAGCCACTTCTTCCTGTGCTTTCAGACGTAGTTGTCGTTCTTCTTTTAGCTTCTGAAGTGCTGCGATTGCCATGTCTGGATTCTCCAGCAGATCATCAATGGCATACAAACCATGCTTACGAATTGATTTCAAGATTTCTTTGACTTTCTTTTTGAACTCTTTAGCCAGTGGCTTACGAGATTGCATAAGAACTTCATAGAGACCGTTCTCTGTTAAGAACCATGCCTCTCTATTTTGACCTGAACGGAATAATGTTCCGACCAGCTTTTCGTCTTCATCGATTTTATCTAGCATTTTATTTACACTAGACACATCATATTCAATCCATTCAGCTACATCTTTTGCGACGAACAGTGGTTCATCTACTGTGTCGTATACTGCGAAGTGTTTACCGAGAACTTCCTGCTCGTTAATAATAGTTAATTCCATCCGTTTCCTCCGTGATGTCTTTCATTTCCCCACTCTCCAATTCAATGACTTGATCAATGATGGCGTGATAGGTGCTTTGTGAGATTAAGAGAGCGACTTTAGGTTCTTCAAAGCGAACCATGTTTAGTTGCTTCTCAATTGCTGCAACTCGTTCTTCTAAGGTCATGTTATTCCTCCTACTCCTCAAATCTTTCCCACGGCTCACTAATCCGCAACTTCTTGTTAATACGAAGCTTTAAGTCATCACTCCCTTTTCCATCTTTGAAAAGTTGTGTGATAGCTGATGGACTAACACCCACAACAATGGCCAAGTCCGTCTGTGACCATCCACGTTTTTCAATTCGATCTTTTACAAGCTCGATCCACTTGCGATGTTGTTGGCTCATGTTTTTCCTCCTTTATTTTTTTATAGAGTTAAAGAGTTAGTAAATTATTTTATAAAATGCTTGACACATTTTAGCGTATCTGCTAAAATGAAAGCACAATTAAAAACCTTGATAAAATCACATATCTATCAATTTATCCTGCTCGGCAAAGCTATTTAATTTTTAGATAAGTTTTTATTAGTTTTTTTAACCAACTCTTTAACTTACAAAAACTATTTTAGCGTAAACGCAAAATAAAGTCAACTGTTTTTTGCGTATTTTGTAAAATATTTTTTGTCATGTCTTAGAAAGGCTGATAAATCAATGTTTTCTACATTTGAAATCGTAAAGGATTTATGCGAAAAACAAGGGATTTCACTAAATACCTTGGAAGAAAAACTAGAATTAGGAAAAAATTCTTTGTATGGATTAAAAAGGAATCAACCTTCTGCTGAAAGGTTGCAACAAATCGCTGACTACTTCCATGTGTCCACCGACTACCTATTGGGACGCACGGATAGTCCACGGATTGCGTCAAATGCCTCAATTATAGATACCGATCCTATAGAAGAGCAAACACTCGTCATGTTTCGCAAAGAAACTGAAGATATGTCGGACGACGAAAAAGAGCGCTTCAACAAAGCACTCTCTAGAATGATGAAAACTGCCCGTGATCTCGTCAAAGACGATTCTCTTTGGAAGTAGGTGACTATTTGAAACATTATACAAGACCCTCAAAAGAAACTTACTTACAATATCACACAAATGCTACTCGACTTCTTTTAGACGTATCTGAATACTGTAAAGTTCATGTCTCGCAACTAACATTTGATTTAATTATAGAATTTTTTGAAGCTAACTTTAATATTCGATTTGTTTATTTCGAATCCGATTTAATGTACAAATGGTTTCCTGATAAAAAACAAACAATTAAATATCGATTAACTTCAAAAAGCACTCTTTCTTTAGTTGATTCCAGTTTCTGTAATGTATGCTCTGGCATGACAATTCCTGATTTTGAAACGCAACGATTTATTGTGTATATTAATCAAGACGTAGTGAAAAGTCGGGTAATGTTTACTATTCTTCACGAACTTGTTCATATTTACTTCCATCTTATGAGTTCTGTATACGATAAAGTCCTAGTTTCTAAGACATCTTCTAATTACAGCGACTCATACCCAGAAGAAATTGCTCCTTTGGAAGATGAAGCGAACATAATTGCCTCAATTTTATTTCTGAATGATCAAAAGTTATTAAATTATATTAATATTGGAACTACTTTTGAACAACTTATAGAGGCTAGCCAAATGTCAAAGCCTGCTTTGCATAACCGTCTAATGAATTTTCTAATTTATAATTGCAGTTGCCAAGAGTATTATGCCCTCAGTATAGTCCAAGGGTATAAAAATGACGAAGACTGGGCTATTTTGACTTTGCAACAATTTCAAAGAGAGTTACAAGAAATTGCTTAAAATACAAAGAGATTAGAAGAGAAAAGATT